TCTTGATCTGTACAAAATATTTTATCTCTATATATATCTTCTTTATAATCACTATCTACATTCCATAAAACATCATAAAGATTCCAAAAACTATTATTAGTATTCCAAAAATTATAATCAATATAAATATATAAATCAAAAAAATGTGCTTTAACTAAAATAGGATTAAATACATTGTTAAATGTTAAATAATTACCTACTGTTGTACCTGATAAATTTTGATATAATTTAGTAACATTTGTACTATCATCCCTAATAGACATAGTAAAAGCACTATCATCATACTGTCTAGGAATAATTGAAAGTGTTTGTGCCTGTGCTGATGTTGTTAATATAATCATTACCTATATAACGTAAGAATTAGCATTATTTGTACAATCATTCAAGCAAAAAAAAAGCACCCATTAAGGATGCTTGATTTTCTCACTAAAAAAACTAACTATTATGCTGTTGGATCAACTTGTAAAGCTGAAGGTGTTGGTGTAGCATTTAAGAAATAAGGTGCTGTTTCTTCCATTCCTTCAAATGTTAGAGTAAACCCTGATAAATCTCCTGCTGCTGCTCCTGTTACGACAGTTCCACCTGTTACTTCCATTCCGTTTTCAAATCCACACAAGAAGCTATTACCATAGTAATCAACGACTACTGCATAAGGTCTTGCTACTGCTAAAAGTTGCAGTTCTGCTTGTGTCTTTGCATCTAAGAATGTTAATGTTAAATTTAATGTTTGTGTGTAAAATGTTGTTCCGTTTTCTCTGCTACTTGTTACAGTAGTTTCTAAACTAGAATTTCCTTTTACATCATATTCAAACCATACTGGTGCAGGTGAACCATTTGTTATAGTTGCTACTTTTGTAGATGAATCTACTGCAATTGATGCAATAGTTCCATAATCAGCAAACAAAACAGTTTTTATTCCACCAAAAGCACTTTTACAAGGAATTTTTCTACCTGTTGTTAATGTACAAGCCATATTATTTATATTTTTAAAAAAAAAGGGTAAGTAGATAATCCACCTACCCTATTCTATTGATTAATTAATTATTATGCGTATTCAACGATATCAGAAGCAATTCCGAATTGAACAGCAGATGTAAATCTCATTACCATTCTTACATTGTTACTCGCATCAAGGTCTTGCATATCTAAAACCTTCACAACATTTGTGTCATTTAATAAGCCACAGCCAAAATAAAAATTTGATCTTTGTGCTGCATACATTTTGTTAGCAGACATTCCAGGACAAACAAATATTTTAACACCATTTACTGTTAGTGAACCATTGTTCCACCATTGAGTACCTTGTGCGTTTACACCATTTGCTCCTAATCCGTTAGCTGCAAATCCACCTAATGCTTGAACATAGAATTTAGCTGCTGCTGAACCGATATATAAGAATAAATCTTCTTTTCCATATAATGAAGATGGAATAGCATCGACAACTTTCGATAATTCAGCAATAATATTTGCTGCACTTAATCCACCACCACCAACTGCTGCTACTTGCTGACCTGCTGGAATATCTCCTGCTGCTGCTGAAGCTGCTATTAGTTTTTCAAACCCATCAAATGAGTTGTTAGATGCTGCTGCAGTATCTCCTTGCCATATACAGAACTCTGTATTTTGAGCAACTTCTGCTGCAACGTGAGCAATCATAAAGTCAGAAAACTTAGGTGGTAAAGATTGACCTAAACCATACCCCATTGATTGTGCTTCCCAATCGTTTACGAAGTCATACTTACATAATTGTAAGTTTACTTGTAGTTCAACTGGTTGTATAATTCTTTCTGTAAGTGTTACAGATGAATTAGGTACAAAATCACAACCTGCAGGACTAACTAAAGAACCTGTTGCTAATTTTTTGATTACTTCTTTGAAAGCAATATTTGCTTTTACTGTTAATCCACCATCATCTATAGTAGATGCTGACAATAATGCTGCTGCTATATATTCACCTGCAAACTCACCTGCATAAGAAGTAGTGATATTTGTAGCAGTTGCTAATTGTACATTTTTTAAATTACTCATATCTTTTTTTTATTTATTTAATTAATATTATGATTCAGATGCCCAGATTCCAACACCACCAATTATATACCATTGTGTTAAAGCTACTGCTCTAATTACAACATAATCACCTTTGTTTGCTGTTGCTTTTGTGTTTATCCAATCTTTATTTACAACTCCACTTGCTACTGAATCTGCTGAAGCATTAGCAATACTACCATTAAAACCATCAGTTGAATGAGGGCTAAGTGTAATAATGTTGTTTCCATCTGCTCCTGAATTTCTAAATAAGAAAGTCATTCCTAAATTTTCAGAATGAATTTTTGGTAAACTCACTACTAAAGCATCTGTTGCTATATTATGATCAATACCAGCATCTCCTGCAGGTACAGAAACTGATGCAGATAATGATTTTTGTGAAACTTGATTTCGTTCCACATCGTTTGATAAATAGTTAAATGTTCCCATATTGTTTTATTTGTTTAATTTGTTTAATACTCTTTCAATTGCTGTTGAATTAAATTTACCTTTAGCAAATTCAACTTTTTTCTTTGTTTTTGTTTCTCCTTCAGGATTATGCTTAATAGGTTTAGAAGCAGCTTCTTCAGAAAATTCTTCTTTAACTGTTCTTGATTTTAATGGTTTTTCAATTGCCATTTCTTCCTCAACATCATCGCCCATTTTAGATTCCTTATCACCTTTTAAATCAGCAATAGCATCTTCTAAGTTTTTAATTCTTTTTTCCATTCCTTTCCAGTCTGCTACATCAGCTTCTTCTTCCATATCTTCTTCTTCTTCTTTGTACCCATCTTCTTCATCTTTAAGATCAGAAGTAATTTCTTCTCCTTCTTCAGATTCTTTTTGTGGTACCTCATCAGAAACATCTCTTACGTCAGCAATCATACCTTCTTCTGAAACGACTAAAAGTCTTCCATCTTCTAGCATATACTCGCCAACTGGCATTGCTACTTTCTCATCGTCTGTAACGATAAAAACTTCTTTATCCTTTTCAAAGGATTCAGCACTAATTAAAGTGCCATTTTCTAACTTCATCTCCTCTAGTTTTACTTCTATGTTTAGAAGTGTTTTGATTTGATTGATCATTTCGGTTGATTTCATATTATATATATAACGGATTAGTAATTAATTTTTGCATTTTCAATTTATGTTCTTGTAATAACTCCTATACCTTGTGCCCTTATAGACCCATCACAACACGATATAGAATAAGTGTTTTGATCCCAACACAAACAGGCTCTCCTACCACCTGTAGGACTTGTTCTGCTAGGTATATAATTTTTGTTGTTTCTATTATTTTTTTGTCTCATTATCTAAAGTTAAAATATTTATTATTTTATTAAGAATTTTTTCATCTTTAGACATATTTTCTTTAACTTTTTCTTTAGGAGACTCCATTTTGTCAGCAAAATAACCTTCAATTGAGAAACCTTTAACTTTATTAGTTTTAACATACTCACTCCATATTTCATTATTATTAACTTTTACTGCACCCATCCAAGTTCCTACAGGAACATTAAGACCGTATTTTCTAGATTTATCTTGTGTCTCACTTTCAACGATCCAACTCTCGACTAACGTCAAACCCTTCAATGCCTGTGCGTGTTCAAGAGTTGAATTGTTTTGATAACCATTTTTTAAATACATCTGTGATGCTTTTACTATTGTATCTTTAGAAAAGAAAATATAATATTCACCTTCTTCACTATTTCTGTATATTGGTTTATTAGGTATCAATAAAGCACCTAATAAAATTCTTTTATCTTTATCTATTTCAGCAAGTTTAATTTCTTCTGCTTTTAAAGCAACAAAATCAGATTCTATTGCTGGACTTTCAACTATAGATATAGCTTCTATTCCTGCATCTTCTTGATCTTCATCTAATATTAATTCTACTATTCTCATAACTATATAACGTATTTAAATATTAATTTTGTATTTATCCAATTGTTGCTCCTTCAATTGTGTTTCTTTCTAATGCTTGTGCAGAAGTTACTTCACTTGCTACTACAAAGGCTTGTACTGGTTGCTGTGATTGTCCACCTATAGCATCTGCTAATTGATTTGTTCCACTTGATCCTACTATATTAAATGCAGGTGGTATTGGGGGAGTTTCTTCTGCTCCTGCTCTACCTGCTCCTGCTGCTGGATTTGTTGCTGTTCCACCACCTGATTTAGCATTAGTTGCCATTATACTTTTTACTGCCTTAAAACCTATAGAAGCAGTACTAGCTATGTTTACTAATTTTAAAGCAAAACCAAATGGAGTTGCTGTTTTAGTTTGTAATTCAGCAGTTATACCTTGGTAAGTATTTATTAATGCTGCTGCTATTGCTGCTGCTTTACCTGCTTTAGAATTTTCTCCTAATAGATTTGCTATACCTGCAAAAGTTTGTTTTGCCATATCTATTTCTGCATCTCTTTTAATTTTATCTTGTTCAGCTTCTAGTTTATCATATTTAGTATTTATTGCTAATTTTTGCTGATCTGTTCCTTCTAATCTTGCAAGTTCATCTAATGCTTTTGTTCTTTGATCTTCGAGGTTTAATTCATCTTTTTCTAACTCACTTTCTAAAAACTGTTCTCTTTCTTCATCTAATTTTGTTTTTTCTTCATCTTCAATTAGTTTTTTCTTGTCTTTAAAGGCTTGTTCTATATCAAGTTTAATTTGTTGTTTTTCTGTTTCTGTTGCTTTTAAATCTTCTAATGATTTTAACCTATCAGCTTTTTCTTGTTCAATTTCAGCAAACTTATTTTCCTCATCTTTTACTCTTAATGAATCTTTAAAGTCTTGTAGAGTTTTAGCTGCTGCTATTTCTTCATTTACAGCAGTTGTTATTTGTGTTTGCAATAATCTCTGACTTCTTAATTTTTTTGTATCTAAGTTTATTAACTCTGCTTGCATTTTAGCAAGTTTGTCTTTTTCTTCAATTGTTGTTAAGGAGATTGATTGCTCAAGAATCATAGCATCAACTAGCATTTGCTTTGCTTTGATTTCTTTTTTAGTAATGTCTTCTTCTATTGCTTGTGCTTTTCTTAATAATTTAATTCGTTCTGATGCTGATTTATTTTCTCTATCTTCAGCTTGTAATCTAATATCATTTATTTCTCTATTAGCATTTGCTCTCTCTATTTGTAGTTCTCTCTCGATGTGATGTGCTTTCTGTCGCATTTTAGTGACTTTATTCATTACATCTATCTCCCTACCTGTCTCATCAATTAACTCACCTGTTGCTTTTATAAGTTTTTTAGTTCCATCTATTAATGCTTCGGTTAATATAACAGTAGGATTCATTCCTCTATTTAATTTAACAAAGCCTTCTCCTGCATCGTCCAATGCTCCTGAAAAATCGCCAGAAAATAATTTTGATAAAGCTGAACCCATTAATCCCATCCCATCAATTACTAACTGCACTTTGTCCATTACAAACTCCTGAATTGTTTTACCGAAGTTTTTAAGACTTTCAACAGGATTCATAAAGGCATCTATTATGCCTGTGCCTAAGTTTGCAAATAAATCTAATGCTTGGTCAACTACTGCACCAATCATTGCCATACCTCTAGCAAATTTTTCTTGACCTTCTTCACTTCTTGTAAATGCTCCAACAATAGATGTGATCAATAATACTAATGCACCTAAGCCTGTTGCCATCCAAGCAATCCTCATTAATCCAAATCCTTTAGTTGCACCTGTAACTGATTTAGTTAAATTTTGTATTCCACTAACTGCTCCACCTGTCTGCTTATCTACAAAACCTAAGACACCACCATAATCTGCTTGATTCTTTTCAGCTTCTTTTAAAACTTTATTAGCTTTAGCTTGTTCTTGCCTTGTTTCTTGTACTCTTTGCTTTGTGCGTTTTTGTAATTTAGCAGCTTCTTTTAATTTTTCATTATATTGTTTAATTCTATTGCCATCTTTGACACTAGTTTTATCTCTTAAATCCTCAATTGTATTTATTTCTCTTTGAATGTCTTTAAGCAAATCTTCTTGTTCCTCTAAAGACAGGTTTATATCTTCAACATTTTTTTTTGCTTCTGCGACAGATATTTTTATAGTATATTCGTTAGTTATTGGCATTTGTAATATTTTTTATTTGTTTTAATACTGTCTTAAAATCTTTAGGCAAAGCATATTTACCTTGTGCTATTCTTATGTTTTCTGTTTCTCCTTTTGCTATTTGTAGCAATTCTA